GTTATTCAAGGCAGACCAGTAATAAACACTTGCCAAAGATTTTTCTCTTGCAACCAAATCTCTATTACCTTTTGTGTCTTCAAGATTTTCAGAGAATTTTTTAAAATAATCGTTGATCTGATTATATCCGTATTTGTCAGTATGCCCCCATTGATTTATATGAGCGTTATATCCTTGAGCAGCCTCCTGAATGTTTTGAGTAGCAGGAAGTACAAAAGAACTCATCAACTTGTTGTAATCACCTTTATCAAGTCCGAAATAACTTGCTTGAGCGACCTGAGATTGAAACTCTGCGATTTTTCTTATACTTTCCTGAGGAGTTTTTCCGCTAACATTGTTTAATAGTTGAGAGCCTCTCAAGTATAATTCAGACCTAATCTCTTGTTGTTCTTGCTGGTTGGCTTGTCTTAACTTTCCTTTTGATGTCAAGAAAGTCCATTGTTTATTCCCAAGCGTAAGCGTTGAATAAACAGCAGCATTCTCACCGTTTGCAATACCTTCTGCAGCCTCTTTTGCTGCCTTATCTGCTTTTTCACTATGTATATCACCAGTTTCAGCATCAACAAACAAATCAGCTTTAGAGGAATACCCAAGCATATCAGACAAAAGACCTCTCATTGTTCTATCAACATTTTTATCAGTGAGAATACTTTGAGCCTCAGCCGTTGATATAGATCCGTCAAGTGCCTTGCTGAATATATCGTGATTTTTATTTATATATGTTGCAACCCTATCTACTGCCTGTATTTGAGTTTGTTTTAATAGTTGACTTTGAGCAGATGATTTTAATTTTGCAATAGTATTTGTATCGTTCAAATCATTAGCAACACCGCTATTTTCATCATTTAAAAGCTCCAGTGCCATTGCAGGATTAGACTGAATCATACCATCAAGATACATTGCCATAGCATCATGAGTTGAAGATTTTAAAAACTCCTCCGTTACCTGAGGATTTCTATATGCAGATTCTGCACCTTTTCTGAGTCCATCAATGCCATTTGCAAAAGCTAATCTCACTTGGGATAAATCAGAACCGTTTTGCCCCATCATACCTATATTATCAATCAAAGTTGCATATCCACTTTTTAAATTTGTTTTAATATTTTCTTGTTCTTTACCGATAGCCCATTCAGTATTATAAGTCTTATATCTGTTATAAACTTCATTTGTTGTATCATTCCATTGTTTTTGAACTAATGGACTTATTTGATAACCTGCTTTTAGTTGATCAAAAGCCTCTTTTCTTTCCTGTTCAAGTTCAGGAGCAAAAGGATTTTTCTCATATTTTGTATTTAATTGAGTATTTATCTCAAGCATCTTAGAAGACAAATCAACTTGATAGTTTGCCAACTTTGATTGATTCGCTTGTTGTGCTATAGAAACACCACTATTGAGAGCAGTATTTGCCATTTGAAAATCTGCCCCACCGTCATTAACAGGTTGGAAATTTTCATAATATTGTCTTTGATCACCTTGTTGAACTTGTGCCATATCTAAAACCTCTTATACAATCTTAGTTCCGGAAGATGAACCACCGAAACCACCTTTTGACCAACCTCTCAAACCTGAATACCAGTTTTGAACATTTGTACCTATCTTTGAACCCGAAATACCATTAACCAATGTATCAGTAGTAAGTGTTTTTCCTGCAGCATTAGCAGCATTGCCAAGCCCACCAAGACCAATGAATGATGTTGCAGCACCAGTTAAAGCACTTAACATCGCAGATGAAAACGCAGTATTACCCTGTCTTTTCAAAACACTTGCTCTATTATCAGAATCATTAACCAATGCCTGAATATCTTCTGCAGAAGTTGTTGCAGTTTCATCCAAGACCGCCTCAGGAGTTCCCTCAAGATAAACACCTGACTTAAGAAATGATGTTTTTTGTTGATTAAGTAATTTTAGTGCTTGTTTTTTTCTTGCGATAATTGCATCATTTGTTTGTGCAGTATTTGCATCCAATTGATCTTGAGTTTGTTTCACGCTTGAAACACCCTGAGCAACTCCAAGTCCTAAACTTGCAACAGCCATAATCAAAGGTATTAAAGGTATTGCCATATTATCTTCTCCTTAAGTATTTGTGATCTGATTGTAGTAAGGTATTGCCATTGCAACCGCAAACGGCAACGGCGAATCCTGCACGATGTAATAATGTTTTTCATTGTCATAACTTCCTGAATATGAAATCTCAACATCTTTATCCATAGGCAAAGGCGGAATATTATATAATCCGTCAGGATTAAACTTTTGTATTTCCTGCAAGTCATACATATCATCACCAAACTTACCGCCTGCAGAGAATATCAAGCGTAAAACCATTTTATAAAGATTCTTTGGGGTAGTAAGAGTTTGAGAGCCTTGCAGCATCAAGCCCAAATTACAACTCTTCAAAAATCCTTTATATTTGAGTCCGATAATCGCAGTACCGACCTTATTTACATTTGCAGTTGAAATATTTATCTTACCGCCACTGACAACAAAATCACCTATATAGCCACCATTCCCAACGACAGAAACTGTCTCACCTTCAAGATGATCAAGTCCTTCAAATTCAGTAGCTGACAAATACCATTGGGAGCAAGTTGTAATAGAAGGAGATTCAATCACCTCAACCTTTACAACCGTTGAAGATGTAACCTCCAATATTTCAAATAATCCATATTCTCTTCCAGTAATACTTCTGAACTGAATACGTCTTCCGACATCACCGCTTTGAAAAATGGCGGCGGATGAGGTAAGAGTTTCTGCAGAATCATCAAAAGTTAAGGTTGTTGTTTCTAATCCATCATAAACAATTGAAGAATCAAGATGACAACAATTTCTCAACTCATCTGCAATTTTTCTGTAATAAGCGTATATGTCTTCTTGCTTTTGCGTTAATTTATTAAGATCAGTATCTTCAATATCAACATCTGTAATAAAATCCTCAAAACGAGAGAAGTCAGCATAATCAGTTAATTTCTCAAGATAATACCTATCAACACCGTTAACACTTCTTTTGATGTTTGCAAAAAAGTCTTTGTTGCCGTCAGGTCTAGTTACAGAACAAATATCAACAAACTCTCCTTTTGTATCGATCAAGCCCCAAGCATTTGCATTTTCATCATTTGAAAATAAAATACCTAAGAGGTTTTGACCGCATTTTGCGTAAACATAATTATCAGTATCACCATCACGGTAAGCAAGTTTTGTTATCTTGCCCTTTGTTAAGTCTCTGCTTGCCTTTGTAAGATTAGCTGCCTTAAATAATTCGTATAAAACATCATACTGAAAAGCATATATAGCTCTTTGATTCTGAGATACATACAAAACAAATTCATCTTTTGAAATAGGACGAACAGCAGAAACACCATCACGGCAAGGAAGTTTTGCGGTAATGTTTGTTGGAGTAATTGCAGTGTCAACATTGCCTCCGTTGATTGTCAACACACCTTCTTGAGTTCCGGCAAGCAATGAATTTTGACCACTCTCAAGCCATAATATTGGGGAGATAGCCTCTGCTAAATCAAATTGATAACCGTCATTTGTTCCAGTTCCAATTGTAATATCATCATAACTTGAGCCACCTTTAGAACCATATAGGAATGTTGGCTTATTAGTTGCACCACCACGTTGTAAACGTGATTCGTAAAATTTTATTGTACGAGGATAACCGTGCTTTCCGCTAGTTGCAGGATTACCAAGATTACCACCAGTATATGTTGCAGCAGCAAGATTAAATGCATTAGCTGCAGTTCTTGTTAATTTATGCTCAGGATAACTTCCTTTGTTGTGCGTGAAGTACATCACATCACCATTTTGAGCGTAATCAAGATTAAATATTTCTGTACCCCAAGGATGTGTAACTTTCAAGGGATTATTTGAACCGTCCAAAACCTGAACAAATGTACCATCCTCAAGATAAGACCAAAACTCAATATGAGTTATATTCATAATCAAAAGATAGCATTGTGCCTCATTGAACTTAAACTCATACATTGCAGCATATCCGATTTCATCAACAAATCTGAATCCGGTACGATATTTAACAGTACCTTTCAAAGTCGAATAAAAGTTCTTCATCAACTCCAAACCGTTTTGCTGCAAAGGAAGATCAAAACGACCTTTCAGATCACGATCAATTTGACCTGATATAAAATTATTTACAGGAATACTTGTTCTCATCTGATAACATCCTCACTTGCACCGACTTTGTAACCACGGAAACGAGGTTTATTGACAATGATCATTCTATTGTCATTACCGTACTTTGTAGATGTTTCAAGATATTTTTGTCTTATCAAGCTTTCAAGATAATTTACTTTTTCAAGATCTTGTGTCAGAGGCATACAAATATTTCTAGCTAATTTCAAGGCAAGAAGTTCCACAAACTCATCATCATAAAGAGATACATCCTCTTCATCGTAAATATATCTGACGTTGACAACATCTGAATAATCACAGTAAAGATATTTACCTTCAATCTGATATCTTTCAAGTTGCATTGGATCTTCAACATTCAGAATCTTTAAACACTTATCAGGTAAAGCAAAGGCATTAGAGTATCCATACACAGGAGTAAAATCAGCAACCGTTGCAAGTGCTGCTCTTTTAATACTAAAAGATGCGTTAAGATCTTTCAAAACAGAACGTCTTGAAATATCGTACCAACGATCACAAAGTTTAGCAGATTTATCAGATTTAATCTCTCTACTAACAATATTTCCTGAACCTAAATAATCTAATGCCAAATTGCATATTTCAACATCTGAGTTTGCCATAATTCTTTTTCCTTAACTTTGTTAAAATCCCTATGAGAAAAACGGAGAGGATTTCTCCCCTCCGCCAATATTCAACTATTGAGGAGAAGAATATTCGATCTCATAAGAAAGGGTTACTGCCGTTGCACCTGCCGGATCGTTAATTAACAATACAAGAGCAAGATAATCACCAATCGCATCATCACCCATAGCGAGTAGCTGATTGAGTGATTTTGTTCTATCAAAGCCGGAAATATTTTTCCCGAGAATCTCAGCACTTGTTAATGCAGATTCCAAAGTTACACCATCTGCCAATAAAACATTTGATCCTTTTGGAGATGCAAGTGTTTTTGATGCACAGATAACTACATCATTATCAGCCAACAATGTAGAGCCTGCAGCAGTGTTTGTGATTTTAATTGTATGGATGATAGAATCAGAAGAGATTTTATCCGCCAAAACCACTTTGCTTGCTGCCTCTGTATTAGCTGCTATGGTTGCAGTACCGTAAGCTTTTTTGATTGTTGCACCTGCAATATGTGCATTGCAATAAGCATTTTTAGCTGATGCCAAACGCTCATTATTATATTGTGTTGTTGCTGCCATTTTATTTTCTCCTTATTTTAAAATGTGATACGTTTTTTATAAAAGAGGGTTTTCACCCTCTCTTATTAGATTGTTGAAGTAACAACCTGAATTAGTTTACCGTCAAGTCTTAAAGCCTTGAACCAAACATCGATTGTAACTTCCCATGAGTTGACGTGTTTTGCAGATTTATCAATACCTAAGTATCCGACTTCAATTGCAAAACCGACAGCTTGAGGAGCCATGATTATATTCTTACGAACACCACTTACCTCAGGCAATACAGGATTGTTTACAGTGATAACACCGTTGTCAGTTCCTGCAAATTTGACAATGTCAAATATTGATGCCTTTTTAAGACCGCCGTTGTCAATTACTCTTTGACCTGAGTAATCAGAATTGATGAACTTATCATCATTCATTAAAGACTCGTGCTCAGAACCAGTCAAAGCGAAAGTTACTTTGCTTTGCTCATCAATGTCATTATTGATAAAGTTTCTGATCGCAGGTGCAACAACTGTTGCATAGTTAAAGTTGGATGTACCTGCAATAGTTATAACTCCATCATCCGCAGCGGATACAACTGTACCTGCCTCGTTTGGTGCACCGATAACGATATCACCAGTTGCAGCATCAACAATAACTCTGTCAGTCTGTCTGTTTTTTGCGTTTTTCAATTCTTCAAACATACTTGAAGTTGGATCGCAAATCATATTTACTGCTGCATCATATTTGTCAAACAAATATGTACGAGTAAATCTTCTTGCCTTAGACTTTCTATTGTCGTTAGACATTTGAGTGTATTGTTTTTCAGGGTTTCTTTGCCCTGTAACTTCTGCAAGTTCAGTCTTTCCAAATCTTGAAACATTTGAAAGCCCTTGAATCCCCATAAACTTGATAGCTGATGTGTTCAATAACTTTGATTCAGTTTGTTGGACTGTTTTCTCGAAGTTCTTTTGGAACGTTTGCAAATAAGATTGCTCAATTGCTGGATTTACTGTTGCCATTTTCTTTTCTCCTTATTTTGTTTTACTACACTATTTTCAGGAATTGTCCTCAAAATAAGGATTCCTTTTTTTTTTTTTTTTAATTGCAAGGCATTTAAGTTCTCTTACACATTAACTGTTAGATCATCTGAACTTGGTAACTCAATATCTGAGCCTCCACCGGATAACGCATCTGACAATGATTGCTTAAGAATCTTGTCTTCCGTTGTTTCTGCTTTTTCTTTTAGCGAAACCGTCAACTCTTCACCGTTGAGATTTAATCTCCACTTGCCGTATAAATCCTTTTCAAAGAAACTAAATTTTTCTTTGTCGGAATCTTTGTCAATCTCAAGACCGACAACTTTTTTCAGATACTGGATTGCAGCAACTTCCCTTAATTCGTCAAGGGAAACGGTGAACGGCAGAGGAATTTCAAACAAGTTGAAAAATCTTGCAAGTTCTTGGATCTGATATTCTGACATCTTGAAAATATCAAGACCGTCTAAGTCGCAAGGTTTTTCGTTTTTCTTGTAACTTATCAGCCTGAAATTGACAAGGTGATCAAAAGGCATTTTGTTTTTTTGTTTTTGAATCATTATTGGAACATATCTTTTTTTAAGATGTGATTCCAAACAATCAGTGTGATTACCTGCTACCTCGTGCTTAAATTTAAAGCTTGCAGTTTTCTTATACTCACCAACATTTGATGCGTAAATTCCTTCGTATTCTACTTCTAGCATTTTTTCTTCTCCTTATATTGTTGCTTACTCATTTGAATTGTTTTGATTAATCAAAAGCAGAAAGGCTATTTATTAAGTGCTACCATTTGCTTGATAATATTTTGTTTTTCCTCGTCAGTATGAGGTCTCTTGTCTAAGTCCATCAACTGAGTGTACAGCTTGTCGTATTGCTGATCTTTTTCAGCCTGAGACATATGGATGTTTGAACCTTTTTGACCTCCTGCAGGATTTTCCTTAAAGTCATACTTCTCAGTGAATCCCTTTGCGACACTATACATAACCTCGATAAATTTGTTAGGTGCAGTATCTTGCAAGAACTTTTGCTGATCCTCAGATAAAAACTCTTTTAAAAGACTTGAGCATTTGTCTTTGTTTTGAGAACTACCATTAAACATAGTGTCTAATGATTCATCAAGAGCCTTTGTGTCAGTAAGCTTTTGAAACTCAGATGTTTCAAAATCAGCGTACATCTTGATAAGTCCTTGACCTTGCTCAACATTCAAGCCGAGTTCTTTAAACTGAGCCGAGAAAGTATCCGTAACCTCTTTTGGAAATTCAAAAAGCTGATTACCCTCTTCATCTTTGAGAATCTCGTTGAGATTATAATCTTCAACATTCTCAGGTACATTAATGTTAGGTGCAAGCTGAGGCAATAATGCTTTTTTAATATCCTCAAAGTTTTCCAACTCCTTAAGATTCGTTGTTGTCAAAAATTCGCTTGCTTTTTTACCAATTAAAGATTGAGAGTTATCATAACTCTTGAAGATTTCAGATCTCAAATCATCACCTGTTTTACCTTCAAAGTTTTTTGCCCAACCTTTTTCAGCGTATTCCTCAGGAATTGCGAAGTCAGAACCACCGGAAGAACCTCCGGAGAAATCATCATCTCCACCACCTGCACCACCGCCTGATCCTCCGTCAGGATCATCATCTGCAAAAAAGCACATACCTAACGGTCTTTTTTTAAATTCCTTCTTTCCAAAAACTAACATAATTTCTTCTCCTTCTTTTTTAGTCGTATATTTCTATTTCCGCTAAATCCTTTTTATCGACAAACTCTCTAAGGATTAACCAAATATCACGTCTTCCTTTTTGATATGCCAAAACGTCTTGATTAACATCGATTCTATCTGTTTTAATATCTGCCCAAAGACAAATATCTTTTATAAACTTACCGAGATATTTTCCGTTTGTGCCTTTAAAGGCTTGCTTGCAAACCTTTTTCATATTGGCTGCAATCTCTGCTTGTCTTAATTGCTCTGCATCTTGCTCTTGTTTAATTTTGTCTATCTGACTCTGATTGTGTTGCATTTGCCGTTGCCCCTTCCTTACTTGCCTTTGCTGCATTCATACCAATTTGAGACTGCATCAATGCTTGTTGGAATTTTGCGTTTTCAGCCTCTTTTTGTCTAATGCCCTCAATAATTTCCTTGAACTGAGTTTCACTAACGATTAAATTATCATTTTTCAAGTTTGAAATATCTTTAACCAAAACCAAGAATTGATAAGGTTTTAATGCGTTTACTAATTCAGGTGAAAGATTAAATATAGCTTGTGCAAGCTGCAAGAATCTTGCCAGTGCATCATACAGCTCAGAGTTAGCAAGTTTTTCTAGTTCACCGTTGAATCTTAATTTATACCAACGCTTATTCTCTCTCATTGCTTGAGCAACAATCGGAGGGATGTAATCATTGTCTTGGATTGCTTTTTTCTTTCTTTCAACTTCCTCAGGAGTTGTCTCAGGCATATCATCAATAATATTTCCGTATAATCCACAATCCTGAATAACTGAAATTCCTCTATGACTAAGAGGCTCAAGTAATTCTGTTTTTTGTTGACAAATTAGACCTGCAGTTGACTTACCTCTAATGCTCATTCTATACGCTGACTCAGTTGCGGTCATAGAATTTTGACTGTTGAAGTCAAGTAGTTGGTCAATCTTAAATGTATTTACGATATCTTTTTCAGCCTTAGGGATCAAGAAGTTAATCAAGGCAGAAATATCGCCGACATTCATCACAGGGAAAACAGGACTTTTTGAATCACCAATAGCTTTAGCATTAAATTGAGTTACTGATGATGCTGATGCGTTAAAGACATTACCGTTTACAAGTGAACCTGAGATAATCCCTAAAGGTACATTTGTATTTTTATCGATATTGTCAACAGTATCACCGACAACAAAGTTCAACATCTTAATTGAAGACAGAGCCAAACTTCCGCTTGATTCTCCATATTCCTGATTATTTACACGAATTGCACGGCAGATTGCTATCGGCAATTCTTTGAAATAATCTTCTTGGAAAACTTTTTTACTATTCTCTAAGAACCAATAACCTTTGAACTTTGCACCTGCTTTGCCACGCTTGCCCATTCTGTAATGGTCATGAGGCAAGACACCATAAACAAGTTTGAA